AAGAAGAAACTTCTAGAGATACGCAAACGCCTCTACAGTGATTTCGACTTCTATTCTAAATCAGCCCTTAAAATAAGAACCAAGCAGGGTGAGATTGCACCTCTCTCCCTTAACTCTGCACAGCGCATACTACACGACGCTGTGGAGAAGCAGATGCGCGATGACGGTAAAATCAGGGTCATCATTCTCAAGGCTCGACAGCAAGGCTTGTCCACCTACTCCGGCGGATACCTTTACTTTTCAGTGAGCCAACAGAAAGCAAGAAAGGCGATGGTGATCACGCACCACGCCGACAGTACCCGCGCTCTGTTTGATATGACCAAAAGGTTCCACGAACACTGCCCGGAGATACTGAAGCCCCACACCAAGTATTCCTCACGAAGGGAACTTTCATTTGACTTACTCGATAGCAGTTTTGTCGTTGCCACCGCGGGTGGCGACAGTGTTGGTAGAGGGGAAACCCTCACCCATGTTCACGCCTCTGAGTTGGCTTTCTGGCCCCGGTCTAGTGCCGAAGATGTCTTCAACGGTCTTACACAAGCTGTACCGAATGCGTCGAACACTGCTATTTTTATTGAAAGTACCGCGAATGGCACCGTAGGGCTGTTTGCCGATCTGTGGCGCGGCGCGGTGGAAGGCACCAACGGATATGTCCCAGTGTTCATACCTTGGTATGTCGATCCAGAGTACCGCGAAGCCGTGCCAGATAATTTTGAGCGGACGCCGGAAGAAGAAGAACTGGTCGAAGACTTCGGTCTAGACGACGAACAGTTGATGTTTCGGCGGCGCAAGATTGCACAAAACGGAGCCGATCTGTTCAAACAGGAATACCCGGCAGTGCCGGAAGAAGCGTTCCTGACGACAGGACGGCCCGTGTTCAACCCGGAGCAACTACAAGATGCTCTGGCGACTACATCAGACGTGAAAGAACGCCTTGCCCTTGAGGGCGACGAGTGGGTCAACCACCCCCGTGGCGAACTGACTACCTACAGAACCCACGACCCCGGTGATCAATACGTTATCGGAGCCGATGTTGCTATGGGCATCCGGGGCGGCGACTGGTCTGTTGCTCAAGTCTTAGACAGCAAGAAACGACAAGTAGCAACGTGGCGTGGTCAGGTACACCCCGACTACTTCGCTGAGATACTGTTGCGGCTTGGCGAGTACTACAACACCGCCCACATCATTGTCGAAAACAACGGACACGGATTGCTGACGTGTACCCGGCTGATGAAGGACTACGAGTACCCCAACGGCTACACCGAAGTTCAACACGACAAGATCACTGACCGCGAAACTGTGAAGCTAGGCTTCAGCACCACCGCGAAAACTAAACCCCTAATCATCGACCAACTCCGGGCCAGCATCCGCGACGACGAGTTGGAGTTAAACGATAAGACCACGATCCGCGAACTGATGACGTACATCGTTACCGAAAGCGGGTCGATGGAAGCCGATAGCGGTTGTTTTGACGACACCGTAATGGCCCTTGCCCTAGCCGATTATGTCCACCAAGGGGCTTGGGAACCAATCCAGTCACTAGACGAATATTATGTCGAGGTTATCTAAATATGGCAGAACTTGAAGACTACAGACCGCTCGACGACAGGGAAATCCTGAACCTTGTCGATCAGAACGTCCGCACTTCGACAGGTTATTATGACAGCGAACTGTCAAGAGAGCGCAAAAAGGTAACTGACTACTACAACGGTGTTCTCCCCCGCCCCACCCACGAAGGCAATAGCCGCTACATTTCACAAGACGTATACGACTGCGTCGAAAGTATGAAGGCGGCACTGCTTGAGACCTTCAGCGCGGGAAACCAGATCGCCAAATTTGCGCCCCAAAATGCCAACGATGTCGTGCTTTCGGAAGTGTGTAGTCGATATACAGATTATGTCCTGTTCCGGCAAAACGATTTGTATAGCGTCATGAGAAACGCGATCCACGATGGTTTGACTGCCCGTGTGGGCATCGCCAAGGTGTACTGGCAGACCGCTGAGGAAACCTCATACGAAGAGTTTGAAAATTTGAGCCAAAACGAACTCGACATGATGCTGGCTGAAGACAATGTCGAACTTGTGTACAGCGAAGAGGATGAGGTCGGTCTATTCTCCGGTGAGATTGAGATCACAACCGACGCCTCACAAGTTAAAATCGAAAACATCGCCCCGGAAGAGTTTCTTATTGAGCCTCAGGCGAAGTCACTGCACTGCGAAGACATCAACTTCTGCGGACACCGGACGCGCAAGACGCTCTCAGAACTACGCGAGATGGGCTTCGACGAAGAACTCATTGCCAAGATCGGTGAGCATGATGACGTAGAATACGAAACCGACCCGGAAGTGCTTGCACGGCATGATGGCATCAGCCCAACCCGCGGCCTAGACCCTAGCGGCTACCAAGATCAGGTTCGCTCTGTGATGTGTTATGAGGTCTACATGCAGTTGGATGTCGATGGCTCAGGCACCACACAGCTACACCGTATTATCAAAGCGGGTAATGCCCTGCTCGACATTGAGCAAGTCAATCGCAAACCATTCGTGGTGTTTACGCCTCTGCCAATCCCTCACGCCTTCTACGGCTCCAACTTTGCTGAAAAGCTAGTAGCCACGCAGAACGCGCGCACAGTTCTCACCCGGTCAATCCTAGACCACGCCGCGGTGACCAATGCGCCGCGCTACATTGTGACCAAGGGCGGCCTTTCTAATCCTCGCGAACTGATCGACAACCGCCATGGCGGTATCGTCAACACCACGCGGCCCGATGCCATCCAGCCGATGCCTCAAGCGGCCCTGAACCCATTTGTGTTTCAGACGCTGAAGCTGTTGGATGAAGACAAAGAGGACAACACCGGGGTGTCTCGCCTTTCACAAGGGTTGAATAAAGACGCGATCAGTAAGCAAAATTCAGCCGCCATGGTCGAGCAACTGGCTACCATGTCGATGGGCCGCCAGAAGATCATCGCGCGAAACTTTGCCGAAGGTTTCCTGAAGCCGCTGTATTACGAAGCGTATCGACTGTGTGTCGAAAACGAAGAACAAGAGAAGATCGTCGAGATTGCCGGGCAGTATGTCCCGGTCAATCCTTCGGCTTGGTCAGACAAGCGCGACGTTCTTGTCGAATTGAAATTGGGTTATGGCGAACAAGATCGCGAGTTGCAGAAGCTACTACAACTCCACCAACTCTTCAGCCAAGACCCCAATCTGCAACCGATGTACCAACTACCTAATCGGTTTGCACTGATGCGTGACGCCCTCAAGCGTCAAGGCATCCTGAATGTCGAGGAGTACCTAACACCTCCCGACCAGTTGCCCCAGCCACAACCTGATCCGATGGCGCAGATGCAACAACAACTGGCGGCGAAGCAGGTCGAACTGCAAGAACGTCAGACCGCTGTGGCAGAGTTGAAAGTCCAAATTGACGCTCAACAAGCCCAGATGAAACAGAACCTTGATGAAATGAAAGCTGAGGCCGACCATGCCCTCAAGTCAGATCAGCAAGACCTCAAAGAAGAGCAGTTTGCTCATAAGCAACGTGTCGATCAAGCCGAACTCGATTTGGCGAGACAAGCCGACGACATCACTGCGATAGCAAGCCCTAACTAGACGGAGAGCCAATGGCTACTGAAGAAGAGCAGTTACTCTTAATGGGTAACGACGCCGACGCACTATTGAAGCAAGAAGGCTTCATGCGTGTCGTCAATAACTTGGTAGAGAATACCTTTCAATCTTTCGTCAATTCCAAACCGGATGAAAGCGAAATCAGAGAAAGCCTCTACCACCAATACCGCGCCCTCATACTTATCATGGAAACCCTACAACAGCGGGTCAGTGTCCGTGATCAGATTATTGAGCGGCGTGAAGATGCTAACAACCAGCAAGAGACGGAGTAGCACCATGGATAACGTGCAAGATACTAAGCCTCAAAGCCTGAATTTAGATCAGGCACAAGATGCAATTTTGGCGAGGTGGCAAGTCCCTGATGATGATGATCAGCAGACAGAAACTGAGACGATTGCGCCGGAACCCGAAGTCGAAGAGACAGACGAAGGTGTTTTGGAAATAGAGGATGACGAAGACGACGTAGTCGATCAAGACGACGACACCGACCCGGATGATGAAGAGGTCGAGCCAGAAGAAGACGAGGAAGAATACGACGACGCCGACGAAGAGGAAAAGGCGGAAGCCAAACCTCTCGACGACGAACAAAAAGTCGAGGTTCTTGTCGATGGCGAAACCAAATCGGTATCGGTTCGCGCCCTGAAACGACTGTACGGTCAGGAAGCAAGCCTCACCCGCAAGTCTCAAGAAGTGTCCCAAGCGAAAAAAGACGCTCAGGCACAAATCGAGCGAACTCACGTTACGCTTCAGAAAATGTTGGAAAAAGCACAAGAGGCATACAAACCCTATGCAGAGGTCGATATGCTGGTCGCATCGAAAACGATGTCCGATCAGGATTTCACAGCCCTGCGTAAAGAGGCCCAGCTTGCATCCGATAATCTGAAGTTCCTTAGCGAAGAGGCCGACAAATTTTACGGTGACCTCAAGGCCCAGCAACAAGAGGCTTTACAGAAGCAAGCCCAAGAGTGCGTAAAGGTCTTACAGGAAGACATCCAAGACTGGTCAAACAGCATGTACAACGACATTAGGTCGTATGCTGTCAGTCAGGGGCTTTCCGAAGAAGAGGTTAATCAGTATGTCGATCCCAATGTGATCAAGATACTGAACAAAGCCCGTCTTTACGATCAGGGTAAACAACGAGCCGCCGTAAAGAAAAAGAAGCCCTCAGCTAAGAAAGTACTGAGATCGAAAAAGGCACCACAAACAGCCAACGAAGCAAAACGCCAATCAGTAGAGAAGAAGCGTCAGAAAGTTCGTAGCAACCGTGGTCAGTCTCTCGACGATGTGACTGATTTGATCCTTTCGCGATGGGAAAAATAACCATCATCCTTAAATAGAGAGGACTAAGATTATGGCTACTTACACGTCATATGATCAGGTCGGTATCAAAGAGGATGTAAGTGATATCATCACTGACATTATTGGAAATGGTGTCCTTGTCGGGTAACCGACATGACAAACTGTGTGAACTCAGGGAACATCTCTAGTAGACAATCCTGAGCCAAGCCTCGGTACCGCCGGGGAAGGTGCAACGACTATCCCATTGGGAGTAGGGCCAAGCGGCTCGAAGCGCACAGCCCCTCATGATAACGAGGGTGAAGATATAGTCTCGTCCTGTAGGCGACTACAGGCTGGCAAATGATTGCCGGGCAGAG